GGTGGCATTTGCACTGTAAAAGAAAAATATTGACTACCTATTTGTCTGACTTGTTTTTTACCTGATAAAGTCTGATTAACTAAGGTAGGTCTATTATCTTTAAAATTTAAACTTCTAAAATTAGGAGATGTTGGAAATTGTCCTGACATTATACTACTCCCATCTTGCCTTGATTATTCATGGCATTGTTTATGATTGATGTTATCAATCCTTTTCTTGATGCTAATAACTGGTCAAATCCAGCAGCATCTACTGTTGATATATTAAAGTTGACTGTAGGAGCAGCCTGCATACCCTGACCTTTTGTATGGTCAATAACTGTTTCGTTAGGATGAACCATAGCCATAAAACCACCTTTGCCATCCATTCCACCTGCTCTTATACCTTTTCCTGTATATCCACCACCATCAAAGTCAGACATTCCATCTACTGCATTACCAAAATCACCATTAAATAAACTGCCTATATCACCAATGCTTCCTTTAACCATGCCAACTAATTTTTGCACTAAAAATACTTGTATTAATTCATTAATAACTGCTCTAGCGACTGAAGTTGCTAGATTTTGAAAATCTAAAAATTGTTTATTTGTTGCATCAAAAAAGTTTGTAAATGCAGTGGTAAGTTGACCATCAATAGTGTCTGCAAATGATTTAACTATTGTTATTTTGTCTTCTACATCTTTATTAAATTCTGTAGACTTAAAAGCACCTTCAATAACACCTGTTAATTCTTTTTGCTTTATTATTAATGCAATTTGCTCTTCTAGTGATTTTTTTCTTTCTTCGTTGGCTTTTATTTCTTCAGGAGTTAATTCTTGAAAAACACCATCAAATATTTCAAATTTACCTGTTTCTGCTATTTCTTTTAACAACAAATCAACTCTTTTTAATTCTCCCTCTAGTTCTCCTAATGTTTTCTTTCTTTCTACAATTCCTAATAAATCTAAAAACTCTAAAACTGTTGTTGAAACTGCAACAAATGCTTTTTGTAAGGGCAATAATGTAGCTCTTTTAAGCTCGTTCATTGCATCATTAAATATTTCAGCCTGTCTGATAGAATCTTCAGGAATAACACCAGTAGCAGATGCAGCTAAATCTTCCATAGCAACAGAACCATCTTTGATTAAGTTAGCCATTGTTATACCAACTTTTGCACCAAATACTTGAGCTAACAATGCATTTCTTTCAAAAGGCTCTTGTATAGATTCTAAAGTTACAAAAAACTCTTTAAATAAATCTTCAGATTTTTTTGTTTGACCACTAGAGTCTTTTATAGAAAGTCCCATTTCTTCAAAAGCTCGTTTAGCTAACCCAGTTCCTTGAGCAGCTTCACCAACACCTTTAGAGAAAAATCTAAGAGCTTTATTAAATTGCTCTGTTTCTATTCCTGATTGTTGAGCAGCAAATTGATATTGTTGTAAAAAAGTTGTACTTACACCAATAGAATCAGCAGTTTTACCAATACTATCAGCTAGAGCTAAAGTTTCTTGACCGAACATGACAATTTGCCTAACAGCAAATACACCAGCAAAAGCACCAGCTAATTTTTTCATAGACTGTTGCGTTTTATTGACGTTTTTATTTACTGAATTAAAACCACCTTTAGTGTTGTCTTTCGCTGAAATTCTTAATTTATAATCAGTTGCCATTTTTTATTTGCCTATTTTTTTCCTCTAAGTATGCCATCCATCCTGTAAACTCGGATAAGGTCATCTTTTCTTCTAGTTCCTGAAGTGTGCAATGCAACATTTCAGCTAGATAGTATTTAGCAAATAAGTCCTTATCCTCTACTACTTTTTTGCTTGTTCTTCTACGCTTGGTGATGACATAATTTCAGTTGCAACTCTTGCAAGCACATCTTTATCTACACCATTCATAAGCGTGTGTTTATCCGATAGGTCAAATACTTTTTCACCATCGGAATCTAAGGCTTTGTATATTAAGCAATAAGCCATCAATGCCACATCATCGTCTTTTGCATATCGTTGCAATTTAGACATTTCTGCTAGCGTTAATGGCTTTGCATATACTTTAAGAACCTCATCTCCTTCACTCCATTCAGGTATCTCAATCTCTTTGATTTCTAATGAATCAAAATGAGCTTTAGCCTTATCTATTATTTTCATAGTTCTATGCTGTTGCTAGTGTTAAAGCACCTGTTCCTTGAACAGAAATACTAGCTTCAACTAATCCATCAAATGATGCACTTCTTGAAACACCAGTAACAATAGCTGTACCTGAGTAATACTTTGCAGACGAAGCTGTACCCTCTGGGTAGAACTTAATAGTCACACTTGTACCTACAGTTAAAGCTATTTGAGCTGTATCTGCTTCATCCCAATAAACATCTAAACTTCCTGAGAAGGATGTTAATGATGCTAAATGTGTTCTAGCAGCATCACCCATAGATGTAGTTTCAAGAGTATCAGCAGTTTCTTCAACAGAATAAGACCTAATTTCAGCTACAGCATCAGTTCCAACGTGGACTGTACCTTCACTTCCTTTATGTATTCCCATTTTCTTTTACCTCGTTTTTAGTTTTTTTTGAAGAAGATTTAATTGTTTGGGCTGCTTCTTCTTTCCAACCCATATTCATAAATGACTCAACCTTTGAAGGGTGAGCATCTATAGAAATATTGCCATCTGGACTAATCATTTTCATAATTTGTCTCCTCTATAATGCTACGTCAGGATTTTTTTCCTTGACATAGTAGTTAGTTAGAAAGGTCATTGAGACATACCCAAGTGGTTTCTCACCTTCCGCGTTAAATTCAATTTCAGTAGATTCCAAATAAGTATCTTTTGCTAATCCACCTAATGTTCTGTCAGCAGCAATAGCTTCTTCAACTTCTTTACTTATCGTATCTATAGTATCGTCAAAATTGCTTACAGCTTTTGCATAGCCTTCTACAACAACACTTAGATCTCTACTCATTAATCTATCTGTACCAATTACTATTGGCTCAGATGTTTCAGACTTTGTATAAATAACTAAAGCTGGAACTGTCTCTAATGGATAAACTCTGGACTCATACACTCTTGATCCAGTTGTTGTTAAGTTGTTTAAAGTAGTACCAAAATATTCACGCACTTGTTGTCTTACATGATTTGCCACTATATTTTCTCCAACATTAATGCTGAAAAACCAGTTCTATCTGACTGGATATTAACAACAGTATAATTTTGTGCTGCTTTTAAAATGTTTCCATCAACATCTTTAATTGCAGATACATTTAAAGTATTACCAAATGCAATACTAGGAACATCTACAGTTCTGCAATAGGCTATTGGCTTTAATGCTTCAACGCCTACTCCTTCTTCCTGTTCAACATATTCATTATTTAAAATGACGTTTATAGTTGCAGCAGTGCCACTGCTATTTGTGTAAACAGCAGAAACACCATGTCCATATTCAATATCAAGATAAGCAGACATATCTTCTTCAGTCTCTAATCTATATTCAGACATTATTGTTCCTCTAATACCAAAGAAACTAGACCTGTATTATCAGGTTCAACAGTTCTTACAAAAAAAGTAGTCTCTGGTTTTAATACGCTGCCTTTATTAGTTGTTATTGCATTGACAACTAATCTATCTTGTTGGGATATGTAAGGTACGTCACTTGATTTAACTATTGCTCTTGGCTGATAACCAGCAACAGGAACAGTACCACCTTCAATATTAAAATATTCTTGATCTATAATGATATTAATATTTGTGCTGTTTCCAGAGTCTATGTCATACCAAGTATCTATTAATCCTAATCTTTGATCCCATAAAGAATTTTGTACTTCAAAAAATGTAGCAGTAACCCCATGACCAGTATTAATGTCAACGTAAGAGTTAAAATCTGCTGCACTTTCTAAAGGCATAATTACTTCTTAGCTCTAGTTTTAGGAGCTTTTACTTCTGAAGTTTCTAAACCAACACTTCTGTCAGCTTTTTTTGTTTTTGATTTTTTTGTAGTTTCTTCGGCTTTAAAATAACCAACTAATTGATTGCCAACATCTACATCTAGTTCAACTATGTCTCCAGCAGAAACTCTTTTACCTGCTGCCATAGTGTCTTTTAAAATTAAGTAATTTTTCATATTTAAGATGGTGGGGTTTCCCCCACCATTCCATTTAAGCATTAGCTATCGTTTGATTTACAGAAAGAAACTGCATGTCTTACAGCTACATCGCAAGTCTGAAGAGCAACCACTCTGATTGTTCCAGATTTTGAATGAGTATAAGGATCAACAGTAATATCAAGAGATCCATAAAGACCAATTAATAAGTCTGCAAAATTACCAAAGTAGTAATCACCAGCAGTAACTTGATTAGATCTAACAACGTCATAGCCATTAATTTGACCATCTGCTCCAACGATCATTTGACCAAAGCCACTAGCTTTATCTACAGATTTAAGAGTTCCCCAATCTGAAGGTTTAGCAATATACTTTAAAGAACCTTGTAAAGCATTATCAGCAGAAACAGCCGACTCCAT